ACGCCCGACGAAATACGAAGTTTCTATTAGAGAGGTGACTAATGATTTGGAAGATCAGTACAACGAATTTAAATTGGGATTGATCTAATGGATATACAAAAATCAAGAATACTTCATGCCGAGTTAAAGAACGGAAGTAATTACAAATATCTATGGCTAGGCAACGATCATTTTGCAGACTTATTTAATTCTTGGGATTTTGAAAGTAATGAGGGCAAATATGAGGGAATGTTAGATTTTGATTATACAGTTTCTTTTACAATTGAAATGGACGAGATTAAAGACGAGAAATCAATTATAGGTATGTCTTTTGATGAGGGACTAGAAGATTCAGAGATAGTAGATTTTACACTTGAAGATATTAATTGGGAGAATAACTAATGGATAAACGACACTATGTAATGCCTAAATGGTCTGTATTTATAGTTGAGAGTTATGGAAATGGCTCAGCAATTTTTGAGTGCAAAAGAGCAACAGTAAATTTATATGACCTAGAAGATTTATGGCAAGACGGACAAACTTTCGGTGAATGTACCCCAGAAGAAAACAAGCAATTTGGTGGTGGTCAATGGTATAGCATTTTTGGTTTCTTTTTGGACGGGTGGGAAACAGGTTCAAGAACCTTAACCTTTCAAGATAAAGAAACTGAAAAAAGATTTTATGAGATTGAAAAAGAAACTTATTTAGACCCAGATGAAATATTTGCTCAAATGGGTGGCGGTATAGAAACAGAATTATTTTTCAGATTTAAAAGAAAAGATGAAATGTACGATTGGGATATAACCAAAGACTTTGAAAAGTATTTTGAGGAGAACGCCAAATGATTATCTATACAATTCAAGTACAGGACGGAGAGCATACATATACTGAATGGGGATATTACGAAACATTTACATTAGAGCAATATGAAAACGGAGAATTATCAGATCAAGAAATACTTTCCGAATTTTATAATATTCAATTTGAAGATACCGATATTATCGGCTATGACTTTGAAACTAGCAAAGAACCTATTACTGCATTTCTATCTAACAATAGAGAAAGTTATTGGGTGGATAATGCAATCGTTGAGATTGATTCAGTTAAAGAAATAACCCCAGAACATTTAGAAATAATCCAGAGGTACTTATGAAAATAAAATTATATGTTGTAGAAAAATTCTATTACGAAATAGAAATGAAAGATGTTGAGGATTTTGAAGATGCTCAGGAGAAGTTTTATGAAGATGCTGACAAAATCATGCAAGAGCAAATTCCAGATAGATCAGATTGGAATGATTACGCTATAGAAGTTTACGATAGAGATTACCAAGAATGGGAGAGAACTTAATATGTGCCAAGTAATAGAAACAATAAAAACCAAGAACTATGTTGCAGAAATTATCAATGACGAGGACGGTTATAACCCTAGAGAATGGAATGATAATTTTGGAACACTTATAGCATTTCATTCTAGATACAATTTATCAGACAAAGATAATTGGGATATAGAAGAACTTAAAGACCATGTAAAACGAAAAGATGTCTTAGCCTTGCCCGTATATATGTATGAACATTCCGGAATTGCTCTTTCAACAAGTGCATTTTCTTGCAAATGGGATAGTGGTCAAATAGGTTATATCTTTGTTTCTTACGAAGATATTATCAAAGAATACGGAAAGCTAGATATTGAAACTGCTACTAAAGTTATTGAGTATGAGATAGAGGAATATTCCCAATATCTCAATGGGGAATGTTATGGCTACATCATTTATGCAAAGGACAAAGATTCCCAAGATCATTCAGAGTCTTGTTTTGGATTTATAGGCTATGACTATATAGAAGAAGAAGTTAAATCCATTCTTAAACATTTAGAACAACAGGGGGTAGCCTAATGGATATCGGCAACTTGAATGTTTAACCAAAGATGAAAAACAATTTTTAAAGGAGAAAAATGATGAAGAATGAATATAAATATGTTGTATGGGTAGGTGGTTGTGATGACTACTACACTACATACGAGAGAGCAAAGGAACATTATGATGAATGGATTGAGCAAGGATATGATGGCGTACATTTATTAAAAATAGGAGAAGAAAAATGAAATATATGGTTGAACTACATATAACCCAAATCCATGATGTGGAAATACAAGCCAATGGTTATGAAGATGCAAGGAACAAAGCCTTAGAACAATATAATAAAGGTTTGGTTCAAGTTAACTCAATTGGAGTAGAGGAATCAGCGAAAGTTGTTAGCTTTATGTCCATGCCAACAATAGAAGAAATACTAGGAGAAGAAAATGCAAAAAGTTAGCGATAGAGAGATTGTCCAATACTATGGGCAGATATGGGCGAATGTGAAACATATGAAATCATTTATAAAAGAACTTAGAGAAAGATATGCAAAAGAAATGGGGGTGAGCAAATGAGTACAGAAAAACAATTAATTAAAGCTACTAATTTTGTGGGTGTAACTTGCGAATTAGCAGATGAGATAATGCAAGATCGTCTAGGAAGATCATACGAAGATTATCTTTTGGGCAATGACAATGACGGATATTCTTTTACAGAAGAAGGACAAGATATATTTAATGGAATATTAGATCATGTTGAATATATATTTAGAACCAACGGACTTGTTCACGAGGATAGGGGGTAGTTAATTACCCAAAACAATGGAGAAGAAAAATGGCTAGAGTAATAACTAATTTCGGCAACGAAAGATTCGAGGGAACTAGTGAAGAATTTAGAGAAGTGCTAAAAACTAAATTAGCTGCACCCGACCAAAAACTAAATTTCCAGATAGATAACCTATCTGAAAAAACCAAGGATAACTTAATCGAGTTATTTAAACCTAAATTTTAAAGGAGACTGCAAATGAAAACATTTAAAGTAATTAGAAGTTGGACGGGATTTTCAGAAATAACTGTTCAAGCTGAAAACGAAGAACAAGCCAAGCTGTTAGTTGAAGAAGGTGAATACGATACCGATAACGAAGTCTTAACAGGCAACGGATTAGATTATGGTTATAACAACGAAGAAACTATTGATATTCAAGCAATAGAGGAGAATGAAAATGTATAGAGTAATTATAGAATTAGAATTTGATGATAAGCCGACTGATGCAGATGTTTACAATTATCTGAATGAGTTAATGAATAACGATTGTTTGGGATATGAAATCAAGGAGAACGGAAATGAGTAATTTAGATGTTAGAAATTGCGAAGTATGTAAAACAAACTTTGATTGGAATAATGAATTAGCTGGTTGTTTAGATATAGAAGAAATACTTGACTGTTCAGATACTCAAATAAATAAATGGCAAGAACAAAATAAGAATATTGATTTACAAAGTTATTTTTGTTCTGAATGTGCAGATAAAACTATTCAAGCAATAGAGGAGAACGAAAATGAGTAAGACTTATATATTATCCCTAGAGGGTATTTGCGTTGGCGAAGATGAAATAGAAAATACTACAATACATATTTGTAGAAATGGCGAATGGTGTGAAATACATTTTGATATAGATGATATTGTTTCAATAGAGGAGAACGAAGATGAACCTAAGTGAAAAAGTAGTACAGCAAATTAAAGAAGATTTTAAATCTTCAGATGAAACTGCTATATATGAAATGTTTAGATTGATAGAAAAAACTAAAGGTAAACAATATTTAACAGGCTATTTAGCCGAGGATAATGAAAATGAATAATATGATAAAAGTAAATTGGCAAGACGAGGAACTAGATATCTATTACAGAAAGAATGGCTATCCTAAATCCGTATGGCAAGACAACGAGGGGAAACCTTTTGGCATTTATGGCTATGCTAGTCAAGAAGATATGAACAATGGCTATGATGTTGTTGATGTTGAATGGTTTGCTACCGAACAAGAAAGAGATCAATCTTTTAAGGAGAATCAAGATGACAATACTAATATATAAAACAGAAGAACAAATTATGTTTGAAAACTTTGATACTAATGAAAGATTAGAAGAAGTTATTCAATGGATTACAAATGACTTTTGGAATGAATTATCTAATGAAAGCAAAGTTAGAGTTATAAAACAATTAGGATATATGAATTATCCTACAGAAGATTTAATAAAAGATTTAAAGGAGAATCAAGATGACACTTAACGATATTGATTATCAAAAACTAGAATGTATTCATGTTGCTCTACAAGACTTGCAGAACAAATATTCAATTCCAGAAGATGACTCTGATCTTGATGATGCTTTTAAGTTTGTAGAGGATATTAGAGATAAATATTTAAAGGAGACCGAAATTGAACCAGCTCAATAGTTCCTCCAGGGGGTGCAAGTCCCCCACCTATTTACATTCCGGGACGCAGATGTTAATGTTCGCACATGTCTATTTTCATAGATTAGTTTTTCTCCAAAAAAACAAATACAAGGGAGGCCGCAAGGCTTCCCTTTTTTTTATATTTCGTGTGCAATTAATGATTGGATCTTGTGTTTATTTCATGTATAATCATATGGTAGGTTGGAGAGTGAGCCTTATAAAATCCTTTGGATTCCATTATAAATCCTAGATTAAATTCGGGGACATGGAAAACATCAAGGTTAGGCTAAAAGTAAATGAGAACTAAACCACCATGCACCAACCTACATGGGCAAGATCCTGAATGGCGGATCTAAATTCATAAGGCCGAATCTGTGAAGTCCAACTCATCAGCACCTAGAGTATGAGTATAAATTTAGATTAGGTGTAGGTTGGTAGTCCTACACAAAAAACTACCACGTGAGTAGAATCTTTAGCATTCACCGAAGTATAATGGGTGGCATATTTTCTACTCACACTTTTTAACTAACTATCAAAACCATAGGAGGATATATGATAGATTTAAACTTTAACCTAGACCGCACCTTTCCGCCCACACGCAAGGTTGCAACGCTAAGACGCGGCAACATTGAGTGCTATGACATCGGCGATCATTACATCTTCAACACCTATCTGGTGGATAAGATGGGAATCCCGGACACCAGGGCGCCCAAGCTTGGCCGAGCTATATCGGATCTGCATCACGCGGTTGCATACTGTGATGATGTTTACGCAGACAAGCTGTCAGCCATGACAGTTGGTGAGCTGCTCAACATCTTCGGCGAAGCCGAGGAATTAAGGACTGGCTTTTAGCCGGTCCCATCCACCGAAGCCCGGCTTAGTCCGGGTTTTTTTTGTCCCGGAATCCGGGAGCTCTCACGCGCTGGCACGCAAGTGCACGCACAAGGACGCAAAAACATGGCGCTAGAACGAACCAGGACGCAATAGGACGCAAAAGAAACAAAAGAGTACGCAAAAGGACGCAAAAATGTGGGGGTTCTCTCTGTAAGAGGGGGTTAATGCAAATAATCATATGTTTTCTAAAGTTTTTTTTATCGCTATTTATCAATCGATGTAGTAATTTGTTATTGAATGTATGTTTAAAGGGTGTATAATGTTTATATAAAAAGGAGAACGTTAACATGGATAAAAATAACATTGAAAACTTAAGAAGAATAACTCTTCAAGAAATGGATAGATATAACCGCCATTATTTTGAACATGATCATGTCGAATTGATTTTTGTTTTTGATATGGAATGCTGGCTACATCTTGATTTTAAAACTCATGAATTTAAATCTGGTGATCTAGATGACATGATTGAGTTGTTATCAGTTGAAGCCATGCTTGAATTTTGCGAAGAGGTATTTGCCGCATGAATAAAATACAAGCAAAAGAAATCATTGGCGGAGATCTATCCGCCACAACTAAGATGCCATGCAAAAGTTTTAACTTACCCGCATGGGAATGCAAAACCGGGAGCAAGCTTGCGAAGATTCCGGGAACTGTTTGCCATGGTTGTTATGCCATGAAAGGAAATTACACAAGATTCCCATCAGTTAAAAAAGCACAGTATAAAAGACTTGATCAATTATTTAATCCAGCATGGGTTGATACCATGGTTTTTATGATTGAGAGAGAAAACAATCCATATTTTAGATGGCATGATGCGGGGGATATTCAAAGTGCCCAGCACTTAAAAAATATTTGTGATGTTGCACGCAAAACACCATCAATAACTCATTGGATACCAACAAGGGAACATAAGATTGTTAATGACTTTGTGAATCAGGGCAACACCATTCCAAAGAATTTAATCATACGCATTAGCGCAACTAACATCGATGGCAAGCCACCCAAAAATGCAAGCCATACATCAACAGTTCATTCTAAAAGTGATGCTATCGGTTTTGAGTGCGTAGCACCTAAACAAGATGGCGCATGCTTAGATTGTAGGGCGTGCTGGAATCCCGGCATAAAAAACATTTCATATAAACAACACTAGGAGAAAAACAATATGAATATAACTGATAAAGAAATCGTTCAATACTATGGGCAAATATGGGGCAATGTTAAACATATGAAGTCATATATCAAAGAACTTAGAGATAGATATAAAAAAGAAATGGGGGTTAGTAAATGAATATCAATGATGACTTAGTCAAAGACTGGCTAGATAAATTTGACAGCAACAATGAAATAACTTTGTTGACTGAGATCGCAAACAATAACATATGCGTATCAGGAATGATTGACTCCATTCTTGCATACCATGTCGGAGAGGTTGAGATCGCAAAAGATTTTTACAAAAGAATGTGGAGATCGCAATCATGAGTAATCACAGAAACGAAATAATTCTTGAATCTTTATATCAAAAATATATAGACCTTGGATATGAGGACGCAGAGGCGCAAGAACTAGCGGCAAAAGAGTTTGAAGAAAATAGTAATTAGGTGTATATTAATTGTCGAGAGATAGGAGAGACCATGACTGAACACACGCACAAAGTAATCCGCCAGGATAAAATAAATAGGTTAGCCAAGTGGCGCAAAGGTATCAAGTACATACTAGGAGAAAAGAAAAGTGATGCTCCCGGAAGTGTGGTTGTACATCGCACAGTTTATAAAGATGACAGCGAAAAAATAGAATACCTTAGATCTAAAAAGAAAGACGAATTCATACCCAGTCCATACACAGATGACGAACTCATTGACACAATGGAAAGGGAGAATCACGAGGGACACAGATTTTTATTTGGTAGGAGTGGCAAAATATGAGCGAACTTCCACCAATAGAAGATAGAATGCCAGAATGTGAATGGGTATTGGTTATCAAGTATGGAGATCCATACACCAACACACCATTAACAACTGGCTTCGGTCCTTTCAAAACAAAAGAAGAAGCAGATGATTTCAGAGCGCAGTATTACTATGACCAAATTGTCATAGCAGATATTGTCCCAATCAATGCAGTCTTACCCCAAAGCGCAACTGAATTAGACATTGACTTTATTCCTGAAGGAAAGGTTGTTGATATCAGTAGCAAAATTAATCCACATAAACACTAGGAGAAACCATGGATTTTAAAATAGAAAAGAACATACCAGTTCGCACATTCAACTCACCTTTTTGTGAAGCTTTAGATCAATTAGAGATAGGCGATAGCATAGGTAATCTAACCAAAAAAGAAGTCTACAAGTACAGACCAAACTTCTATACGCCAACCTTTAGAGATCGCAAGTTCACATTCAAAAAAGAAAGTGGAAGTATGTATCGCATATGGAGGATAGCTTGATGGACTTATCAGATATAAGTCTTGTTGAATTATCACAAACTCCAATAGAGCCAATCTTAAACGCAGCAATAGCTGTTGGAATATTTATGTTGATTGCGCTAATCGTTATATGGAATTCAACAAGATGAACAAGTGCATCGTTAAGGGAATGTTCTTTATGCAAGACGCAATACTCTTAGAACAAGATGACTTGGTTAAAGAGTTTGAACGCAAAGTCAGAGACAAGAAAATATTCTTTGAAGTTATAAACCCTGGCGAAACTGAGTCTAAGGGTGTAGACATTCAAGCCATGCTTGAAGAAAACAATAAACTAAAATCAGAACTACGCATCTTTAAAGATATTGTAGATCATAGCATCACAGCAGATGCGAGGAGAGGATTCGATGTCTAAGACATGGGTTAAAGAAAAAATACAAAGCATCAAAAAGAAAACATCCATCGGTGATTCTAGATTAAGCAATGGGTCTGGCACTAACAAGCGCAAGACGCGTAAGAAATACCGGGGGCAAGGCAAATGATTAACTATCCATGTGGCTGGTTCGATGTCGAGCAACTCCCTGGTGGTTCTGGCACTGAGTCAGAAGACTGATATGAGTTTTGAGAAAGGACTCGCTGAACTTGAACGCATCGTTGCTAGGCTTGAGTCTAATGAAATAGATCTTGAGACAGCACTCGCAGACTTTGAGCAAGGCATGAAGATCCAACAATACTGCAAAAATAAATTAGACGAAGCTACTCTTCAAGTAAATCGTCTTCTTCAAGATGGGAAGCTGAAGCCTCTGAAAGATCTTCCTCATCATCAAGCAGCGCGTCCTCAACAATCTCTTGACCCAGATGATTCTCTAGACTTTTCTGATCTAGAATAACATCCTCTTCCTCTACCTCTTCCACTTCCTCTGCATGGCCTAAGACAATCTGATGTTCTTGCACGAGTTCCTTGAGCCGATTCTCTAACTGGTCCCGGCTCATGCTATCGATCTTATGTATCTTCAACTCCTTCTTATCAATCATGAGCCCAGCAAGTTTCGCTCTCGCAATCTCTGCTGTCACAGCCGGACCATATGAGCCATCCGCCAATGCCACATCACGAATGTCTGCTAGCTTACTTGCGATGCCCTCAAAAGTAATCTCATTCTTCCTGCGCTGAATCGCTTTCAGAGATCTAATCCTTTCTTGCACATGCTCATACTCTTTGTGATTCAACAACCTCGTTGCTGCCACCCCTGGATTTTCATACCCAGCCAAGTGAGCACACTTCGTCTGCTTATAATCCTGATACACCATAAGATCCACGAAGGCCTCTTGTCGTTTCGTTAGTTTCTTTTTAGTTTCACTCATGCAAATATTCTACCTTAAATTATTGTTTAAAATTTGTTTATCCTTTGTAGCTCTAGAGAACCTATCTCTATCAAAGATTGGGTGCGTCTAGCTACCCATCTATAGTTCTCTATAGAGATGCACAACCGCACAACTGCACACCCTTGTAACCATGCGCCTTTCAGAGGTGCATGTGCGCATGTGCAGGCATGTGCAATTGCACAACCGCACAGACCCCTAAATCGCATAAGAATGCACCTTCCCAAGGGGTATGTGCAATTTGCCCTTTTCCCATTGCACAGGCGTTTACACACATCGATCATGCATTCATACATACATCTGAATATACATTCATCCCATGATTTATTTAGTAACATTTGTTCTCTTCTCCTCTTCTAAGATAGCAAGACCAATGTTATAGATCACTTGAGGCACGATAGAATTACCCAGTGCCTTGAGTCGATTGACGCGTTCAGGGATGCCTGTTGCTACTCTTGGGATGTTGGGCTCTCGCTCGAATCCGTAATGTCCGTCCAACCTGGCGGATACCCCATCAGCCATTCCACCCACTCCGGGTTCAATGTGCCCTTGCCCGGTTTGTCCTTGACTGCCATCGTCAGTCCCACTTGCTTGCCCTTCGCTAGCCTTCGCTGTATTGCTGGGTCGCTCATGTTCCCCCTGTCCCTGTTGTCCGAGGCGTTCGGTGTCGGCCACATCTTCTGCTCGATTGCCACTCGCTCCTCCAAGTTCCCCTTGTAGCCCCTGTCGTTGTTGTCCATCGCCTTGACCACTGTGTCCATTGTCATCGACATCCCTATCGAGCTCCTTGGCGTGGGATACATCTCGCTCTTGACTGCGCCTGCCAGTTTGCTCTTCTTGGCTAGCTTCTCGTAGTCCGTGTTCTCCCCTGTGTCCTTGTAGTCCCTGGCCGCTGGAGTTGGGAACATCTTTTGTTGATACTTCACTGCTGCATCGAGTGTCAGACCCCACTTGGTGTTGCTGTTCTTCGCTTCTCGATAAGGCTTGCCATTCTTGTCCTCCTTGATTGTCCCCGGAGATCCTCCCTTCCAGTCCCTCGCTTGTGGCGTGGGCCACATCACTTGCTCCCTTAGATTCGAGCATCCTCCCTTCTTCGCTTTGTCTGACAGCTCCTCCTTCTTTCTCACTTGATTCACTCTCAGTCCGTCCATCGCTTGAGGTGTTGCCCACATTTTTTCCGAGGATCCAGATTCGATCTCTTCTGTGGGGAGCTTCGACACTGCAAGCTGGAATAATAAACGATTGCGTGGCGTAACCTTGGGTTTCCAAGTCAAGACACACATCATCGAGTGCCACATTGACGAAGCCACCAACGTTTTCGACAATGACCCAAGTGGGTTTTTTGTATTTAATAATTTCATACATGTACGGCCAGAGGTGTCTATCATCTTCCTTGCCTTTTTTCTTGCCTGCGACACTGAACGGTTGGCATGGGATGCCTCCGCAGATGAGGTCGAAGTCTTGAATAATTCTTTCTGGTTCATTGCCTATCTCCTTTAGATCTTTATAGATTGGCACGTCTGGCCAATGTTTATTTAATACTTTACGACAGAAGTCATCAAACTCACAGAAAGCAACAGTGTCAAAACCACCTGTTGATTCTAATCCTAAGCTGAATCCTCCTATCCCGGAACAGATATCTAGTATCCTAATCATTTATTTCCCTCCCTTTAAACCACATGCGTGTGCAATATCTTCTGATGATTGCTACCACTGTTAATAAGCTAGCTTGTGCTATTGATATGATCAATGCATTTTCTGTAAACATTAAGCAGACTGTTAGCACCAACCACACCAAAGGTAGATTGATTGCTGTGCCCATAAACGTATCAGCCATTGATTCTTTGAGCGCTGCTTTGTCTAGCTTATACATCTGACTCATCATTAACATATAAAGCAATCATTGCGTAATGAATGATCTTTAATAAATCAGATCGTTGCTTACCATTTTTCTTACCATAGCGCATGGCATACTTCATGATGTTGCCAATACAAAAACCTTCTCCATACCCGGAGTCAATGATCATATCAGTTGCTTGATACTTACCATTGGCATAATGCTGATCATAAGTTTGATCAATATATTTTTTTAACTCATTAAGAGTTATGTCTTCTTTGAACTTATAATTAATCATGACAAAAACAAGTCATCTGTTCATCGAACATGTCTTGCTCCTCATAGTTAGGTTGCTTGCTTATATCTAGAAGCTTGATGTAGTTATCGCTGTCCTTCCTGAAGGTAGCGCCAGCATCTTTGCCAAACTTCTGTTCTTGTTTGATCCACCAGTCTGCCATCTCTGGTCTTTCCTTTAAGAGTTTGATCTTGGTATCCTTGCCTTTGAGAAAACATAAGTCACAGTTACCAGCCAATGTTTTGCCGCTGAAGTTTGTTAGATTCAAATCAAAGTTTTGTTTCTCCCAGAAATCTGTCACATCTTTTACATCATGCTTGGCATGATACATAGGCAAGACATTTTCCCATGGGTTATTTTGATTCATAGCGCTTGACACTCTTCGAGGCTCATCGTATCTAAGGCCTATCACGTTGTACCAAGTCTTGTGTCCTTTTAACTTACGCATAAACCTTGACATGACTTTGACCTTGAGTTCACTGGTGCAGAACCTGGCCACAGGATTAGGTAGGTATTGTCTTCTATCAATCAAAGCTTCAAAGGGTTCACCGTTTCTGCTTGCTGTTTCATAAGTAACTTCTTTGGTGCGATAGACTGGACGCTCTTCACCAAAGTACAACTCTAACCAATGTATCTTTACGCCCCACTTTTGTTCTATCTCATGTACAAAGTCCAATGTCTCCGGGGCTTCCTTGCCTGTGTTGGCAAAGGTAACGTATACATCTTCAGGCAACGTGCCACCATGCGCTTGAATAATATTCCATAGCATGAACCCGGATGTTCTACCACCACTAAAGCTAATCAAAGCTGGTCCTTCTATCTTGTAAGGATTAGACTCCATAGATTCTCTCCACTTGTCCCATTAAATCTTCATGTGCATCGTGCAAAAATTTCCACTGCTCATTAAAGTTTTTATTTGTTTCTTTTGTTTTTGCAAGTTGTCTTTGCAGTCTTCTAATCGCTTTAACTAAATCAAGTTTCTTATCAGCAACCACTGCAAGCTGATGTTTGACCATCAACTCCAAGACCTCCTCAATCGGATCTGTTATTGTCTCTAAGTTATCCATCATCTTCCCAAGGTTTTCTCATCTCGTTATCTGCTAAGTAATACCATGCGTTCTTACCTGGCACACTGTGAGTCTTGACTCTCTCTGCTAGATACTTCTGCACATGTGATACTGCGTACCTTGCGGCTCTCTCTCCTGAAGCCATGTCGCTTTCCTTCAATGCTTGTCTTGCTAGCAGTTCGAGTTCTTGTCTTGTATAAAACTTGCGCCTGTCCATTGCCGCGGCCACCACTCTCGCTATCTCTACTTCGTCTGGTGAATCTGATGCATCCACCACTCTAAAGAAGCCACGATCAAAATCAAAGTAGGCTAAGTGTTGATCTGGTTCTCTTGCGTTCCTTGCCTCGTAAAAGATATCGATGTTAGGTTTCTTACCAGACAGCTTGATACCAGAATCCATCCAACCAGCGAAGGCACTACCACCACGCGCTGACATGAATGACAGATCATCTGCTCGTTCTTTACCAGTGTGATGAGCAATGATGACAGCAACACCAAAGAGTTCTATCAGCTTATCGACACGCGATAACATCTCGTGGATCTCTGAGTTAGAGTTCTCTTCTCCACTAAAGAAGTTAATCACTGGATCGATCATGACAATATCAGGTTTGTGATAGTCAATACTTGTAGCTATTTCATCTATGTCTTTATCTCTCATGATGTTCTTTCTTAATCTTCCAGAAGCTATTAGGTTTGACTTACCAAGATCTAACATCTCTCTGTCATGAATGAAAGGCTGATAGTACATGTCGATTCTTTTCTTTAAGAACTCATGAATGATCTCTGCTTGTAACCACATAACCTTTAAAGGTCTATTGAATTGTTTGCCCATAAACTCTGTGCCTGTTGTAGCGGCAGCAGCGAATGCACCCAACCAATGTGACTTACCAATCTTTGGTTTACCCAAGAGCAAGACTCTTGATTGTTCAAAGATAAATGCATCACCCCAAAACTGTTCGATGCGATCTGAGTCCATGCCATCCCAAAAAGGATCGCCAAATGTTTTGAGACCAAGTGGATCTCTTTCAGGTCTTTCTTTTTTCTTTTGCTGTTCGATAGGATCTTCTTGATCCATGATCTCTTTGAGTTCATCTGTTAGTTGTATCTGCCACTGACTTGTCTTCCACTCTGTGATACCAGCTACATCGTCTGGGTTTCTTTTCAAGTGCCCAGTGCAAATACTGTTTACTGTTTGCAATACTTCTTGCACGCTCATGGGTGGGTTGTTTGTTTGATTCCAATCCAAAGCTTTGATGATGACTTCACGCATACCCCAACCTTCGAGAATCCACTTGCCTACCAATCTTGCAAGCGTATCGTTTCTCATGCCACTGCCAACACCATCCATTGATAGCGGTGTTTTTAAGTCTGAGTTCGATCTGCCTACATTATTAAAGTCATAAATGATATTCATGTCTTGACTTGTAAGTATGGGCAAGTCATCCATGTCGCTTGGCCCAACACCGTCCACGCTTTCAAACATGTAATGGTCCGAAGGTGAGACCATGACATAGCCACCTTCTCCTCTGACATCAAGTCTGCCTGTGGTGTTTCTTATTTTTAGTTCAGGGTTGATAGCATAGAAATAATGATAGCCACCTCTTGGTGTTTTTTGTTTGAGTGTTGTTCTTGTGATCTGTCCTGATTCACAAAAGTCACAAGCTTCTTGTGTGTCTGCATCAAGCACCACAAAATTAATTCCTGTGACAGCTGCCCAATTACAATTTGGAAATTGTAAGTACCATTGTTTAATTTCTTTTAAGTGTGCTTGCTTTTGAATGTAGTCTGCCCACTTAACTCTTGGTGTCTTAGCCCAGCGCTTAACCAACACATCATCATCTTCATAAGGATGTCTTGTTTTAAAGTAATCTGGTATGACGTCTGTCTTAGATCCACAAGGTATTAAATGAAAGTTGTTCTCATAAAAAGAAACCAACATTTCTTTTCTCTTGTTGCCAAGAATCTCTTCTCCTTTTTTATTTAAATGTAATTCCAAGACTAACTCTCTTCTACTGCACCATAAATACTTTCCCAATCAAGAGCATGCCCGGTCATCTTGATTAATTTCTTAGCCTGGTTTACAGAAGGCTGTCTTGTGTTGTATCTCCAAGACCTAATGGTGGACACTGAGACCTTGAGTTCTTTTGCAAGACTCTCTTCTCCACGTTTTTCTATGTAATCTTTTAGTTCCATTTCTCTCCTTGTTAGGTGATGCGCTTCTAAAAAAGGAGGACGTCAACCTTTTGGGGGGGAAGACGAATGAAGCGCATCGAAGTCAATGATAAGGGACATGATACAAAAAGTAAAGAAGATTGTTGACAAAGTTTTGATAATCATTATGATGGTATTTGTATTTGTTATTGGAGACAAACTTATGGAAGATAAAACTAACTATGAAGCTTATGGTCTGGTAGATTTATTGAAGCTTAAAAAAGCAAATCTATCTAACCAATCAAAACTGCGTGAAGAATCAAAACTTTTAGACGAGGCCATTGCTCAATGTCCAGAAGTTGTTGAGGTCACCAAATCATTATCAAACTCTGGTGGATCTAAAAGGGTGCAGCTAAACGGTTTGATACCTAAAGATTTAAGAGTTCAATACAAGGTCACCAAGTCATGGGACCAAGACTTCTTAAATGATTTATCAAAAGAACTACAAAACTTTCCATTTACTAAACAGTATGTGGAAGATACTCGTGCAACCAAGAAACTTCAAGACGAAGATCCAAAGGCTTGGGAGTACATTGAAAAAGGTTTGACAACTAAGATCAATGAAAGACCTTATGTCACATTTATTGATCCATTAAAAGGAGGAAGTCATGAGTAAGATAGGAGATTTTTTAATCGGTTTAACTGAGGATGCTGAGTATGTTATTGGAAGCTGTGAAGATTTTGAACAGTTCTGTAGCAAAATGCAAAAATTAAATGATATGTATTTACCAAGCAGTTTGGTAGACATATGGGAAGAACATGTTAGTTCCCAAGAAGATCTAAACGTTAACCATTATATAAGGAGAGCAAGGTGAGTCTATTGGATACCATAGAAACAGGCATCAAAGTGCCAGCAATAAAAATAAATGTAGCAGGAACTGATGGGATAGGTAAGACTACCTTTGCATCTAATGCACCTAGGCCTGTATTCGTTAAGACAGAGGAAGGAACTAACTTCTTAGATGTATCTTCCTTTCCATTGTGCAAGTCATACGATGACATTGTTAAACAATTACAAACTCTTTATGAAGATAAACATGATTACAAAACTGTGGTTTTTGATACCACTGACTGGGCTGAGAAACTTGTGCAACAAAAAGTTTGCGACATGCATTCAGTTAAGTCCATTGAGTCATTAGGTTTTGGTAAAGGTTACACAGAGTCCGCTGAGTTATATAGGCGGATACTTAAAATGTTTGATTTGCTACTTGAGAAAAAGATGAATGTCATCTTGCTTTCTCATGTGGCTATCAGAACTTTCAATGATCCAGAGCGTGAGCCCTATGATCGTTGGGAGATGAGTCTACACAAGAAGGTATCATCGATGATCCGGGAATGGGTAGACTTCAACCTGTTTGCTAACTACGAGGTATCAACTCGTACTAGTGGCCAGGGTTTTAATGAAAAGACCAGAGCAGTGTCATATGGCAAGCGAAAGTTATTTCATAAATTCACCGCAGCCTTCGATGCAAAGAGTCGAGTTGACTTGGGTAACGCCCCATTAGATCTTGACTTCAACGCATTCATGACTGCTTTCAAAGAATCTTTAAAATCTAAAATGAAGGAGAAGAAAAATGTCGGATGATTTATTTAATCTAAACTTAACTGATGTCGAAGAAGACACTGGTTCAATTGGGCCTATGCCTGCTGGAGACTATGAAATGGTTGCAGCATCATGGGAAAGTAAAAACAGTAAAGCCACAGGTCATAGGATGCTGAGTGTAACTTATGAAGTTGTGGGACCGAAGTACCAAGGTAGAAAAGTTTGGGAAAACTTTATGCTTGAGGGCAACGGACTAAACGTCTCTAAAGGAAAGCTTCGTAACTGGAGAAAAGCCATGGGCATGGATCCTGATATGGAAGCTTTCGGTTTAGAGGATCTTGAAAGCATGATGAGTGTCCCTTTCAATGCCAACCTTCGTATTGAAGAAGGCAGAGATAAGGGTGATGGTACGAAGTGGGAAGATAAGAATGTTATCGCTAAGTTTTTAGCTGGCGGTTCGTCTGCAACGTCTTCCCCTTCCCCAGCTCCAGCACCTAGTGCTAATGCTTCAACAGAAGAAGATCCTTTTGACTGGGATAAATAAATGATTTTCACCATGACATTGCAACAGGTCGACCTATTAAAAGGAGAGAGTGATGTTGTTGGTGAAATCCTCGAGCGAGTAACTAAAGCTATGAATGACCTGAACCTTGCTTTGGTTACTCCTCGCCTTTTTATTATAACTAAACCGGGAATAATATTCCCATCTTTTTTGGAGAAAAGATATGATGATAGACAAAAGAGAGGCCAACAACCTCATTAACGTAATGGAATCTTTGTTGAATTCTTTGGACAAAACATTTGATAGTTTGCCAACTGACATCGACCAGAAAGTAAAAGATGCTAAACTAACTTTATTAAATGTGGAAAGACAAAATGACAGACAAAGAAAATTCTTTAGATTCTTTAGATGAAAAAACTTGTGATCAAGTAATGCATGATTTACATATGTGCATTGATGATTGGTCTAGACAAGACTTAGATACTAAAGCAGCTGTAGTTACTCTTGCAAGATTCTGTGTTGAATTGTCTTTTAAATTTTCACACACACCTTATGACGCTATGCAATTACTATCCACGGTAGTAATGGATAACCTCGAATCTTATGAACATGAAGAGTTAATGCAGCTTTTGATACAACCTCGTGATCAAAAGAAAGTCATTCATTGAAACTTAGATACTACCAACGCAACGCTATAGATGCTCTTCACTCTTGGTTTGATACCAAGCCTGAGGACCCAGCGCTTATTGCCTTACCAACAGCGGCTGGTAAGACCATTATATTTTCACACTTTATTAAAGAAGTCTTTCACAAAAACCCTAAGGCCAGGTTTCTTATCATGGCTCATAGAAAAGAGTTGGTTGCTCAAGCTGAAAGCAAACTAAAGTCTGTGTGGCCAGATGCCCCGGTGGGTGTACTCGCTGCTGGTATGAAACGCTTTCAACACAATGCACAAATTCTAGTTGCCAGTCGCGATACCTTGGCTTCGCCCAAGAGATTAGAAAAGGTTGGCAAGTTTGACTACATGATTATTGATGAGGCACACAACGTGCCACCTAGTTCTTTGACTCGCTACAAGAAGATCATTGACACTCTATCAGAACGCCAGTCCATGAAGGTCATGGGTTGTACTGCAACACCTTATCGCATGGGTCAAGGCTACATCTATGGCAATCGTAAAGATCATTTCTTTAAAGGTCTTGCCTACAGTGTATCGATACCAGAGTTAATACAAGCAGGTTACTTGTGCCGATTGTCTGCCTTTGCTGTTAACGACAATGCCATCATTGATGCTGGCAAAGTTAGTTTAAAGTTCAAAGGTGGAGACTTCCGGGAAAAAGAATTAGAAGACATAGCGATGGTAGATGAAACCATCATTGAAGTTATAAGTGATTGGATTGATAACGCCTATACAAAAGGCAGAACAGCCTCGGTGTTTTTCTGTGTTTCCGTTCTCCATGCACAGAAGATGACTCAGTACCTAAAGCAACATGGAATTAATGCTGCTGTGGTTACAGGGGAGACGCCCAACCAAGACCGGGATAAGATTCTTGCGGACTTTGAGTCTGGCAAGCTTCATGCCCTTTGCAATGTTGGGGTTTTAACCGAAGGCTGGGACGCCCCGCGAACAGATTGTATAGCATTGCTTAGACCAACGCAAAGTGTTGGACTCTATGTGCAGATGTGTGGACGTGGCATGCGATTGCATGATAACAAAGAGAACTGTTTGCTACTTGACTATGGTGAGAACGTAGCTAGACATGGCTGTCTAGATGAGGTAGAGCCTGGCGAAAGTCTGCCCGGAAGATACAAGCCTAAGATTTGTGCAAGTTGTAATGCTATCAACTCACCTTCTGCTAAAGAATGTATTGAGTGCGGCCAAGTGTTTGAGTCAACACAATCAAAAGTTCTTTGGACCAAAAAGGAAAGGGAAGTAGCAAGGCGTACCAAGGCTGATAGGCAAGCTGTTTTATCAGATGAAAGAAAAGCATCAGCCCCTAAAAATAAACCCATCACGGACATCTACGCGTCTGTGGTGAAGTCTAAAAATGGCAGTGAGTATTGTCAGGTAGTCTTTACAGTTAAGGATGAGTTCTTTCCCAAGAAGATGCCACTAATGTTTGGTCATCCTACTGCACATAATATGGCAGTGCGTAAGTGGAAAAAAATTACTACCAAGTGGGGATCACCAAGTCAACCATGGATGGCTGCTGAATTAATTAACAGCGGTGCATTTGATACAATCTCTGAGATCATTGTGCAAAAGCAAGGTAAGTATGAGAACGTTGTTGGAATTAAAACCAAACAAAATGAGAATATAGATCTATGAAAGATATAAACCATTTGTTAGATGATGTTGAACTGCAACAAAAAAGACATCAAAGATTTTATTTAGGTATCAGTCAAATAGGTAATCCTAATCAGCGTTTACTTTGGATGCGTTGGCGCTGGCTTATGCCTGATGATATGCCTGCTAGAGTCTTAAGGCTTCTTGATCTAGGCAACGTGGTTGAGGATGATCTTATTAAAAAACTTAGAAAGATTCCTGGTGCTCAGATCTTTGACGTTGCTCGCAATGGTAAACAGTTTGAGACAGAGACATTGGGAGGTCACGTCAAAGGCCATATCGATGGCGTAGGGCAAAACTTTCCGGGGATTGATACCAAGGATCCATTTTTATTAGAGTTCAAGACAGCTAACGACAATCGCTTTAACAACCTAGTAAAGCTTGGTAGTTATTGTGATTGGTCAGAAGAGTATGCTGCCCAGTTACATTTATACATGGGCTTGTTTAAATTTACTCAATGCATTGCAATTGTTTATAACAAAAATAACTCAGACTTATATACTGAAATCATTCAGTATGATAGTGATGCTTTTGATTCTTTGATAGAGAAAGCAAAAAGTATTTTACTAGCAGAAGCACCACCAGATAACTACATACCAGAAACAGATTACCGAATCAAAAGCTACATGACACCAGCGCAGCAAGCCTGTTATCTAGGTAGAGCACTGCCACCTAAGATTCATTGTAGATCTTGTAGGTTCGCTAAGGTTGATATTGAGAAGGGAGATGCACATTGGCATTGCACCCAGCACGATAGAAAGATTAGTGAAGACAGACAAACCAAAGGTTGTGCAAGACATAACTTTATACCTGAGTTAATACCAGCTCATGTTATGGAAAAGGATGACGATATGGTTTTGTATGAGAAGGACAAGATTAGATTTGTTAACGTAGCCGAGAACCTTAACACGCCGGGCGAAAACTTTTTTTCTAGCAAAGAATTAATTGAAGTTGTAAACAGTGGATTCCCAGAAGAGATCTTGGAGACTTGCGATAAAGTTAAGAAAGTATTTAATGGCGCTTCTATTAAAGAGATCAGACCTTGGATTGAAACTAGGCCATCAACCTAATGCAAATCAAACTACCTTTGGATGTTTACTATTCAAAGAAAAAAAAATTTATTTTAAATCTTAACAACTATAGAAACGCACACTATAGAGTTTTATCTACAGCAAAAAAAATATACTCAGAAGATCTCGTAGAAAAAATACAAGACTTACCTAAGTTTAGTGAGCCAGTTAGATTGACTTACACCTACTATGCTAGGAGTAATCGAAGACTTGACATAAGCAATCCATGTTCAGTCATAGATAAGTTCGCTTGTGATGCTTTGGTTAAAGCCGGGATTATACAAGACGATGACTTCAAACAAGTAAAGGAAGTTGTTTATAAGTTTGGTGGGGTAGATAAAGATGATCCCAGATGTGAACTGGTTGTTGATATATTCTAGGGTCTGCCTGTTAATACTTTATTTATCTCTTCTTGTCTAAGTACTTCAGAAGCTGTTGTTTGTTGACCAGTCAAAGTATTATCAGCTGTGTTTAAAACTTCAGGGGATATAAGAGGTTTAGAAACTTGTTCTGCATATATTTTTGCAATCTCTCCAAAAGGAATTGCTTGAGAAACTTTATTTTTTTCTTCCATCAAGGCTCTAGATAAAACTTCTGTGCTTGGAAAAGATGGCATAAACATGTTGCTCATAATCATCCCTGGCTCAGGAACATTTGCTCTTTGTAATTCTACAGCTATTTGGCCATCGTTTAATCCAAGTTTTCTTGCATCTTCTACTGCTAGTCCTAAATCTCTAAGAGCTTTAAATCTAGCTTCATTAGAAAGTAAATATGCATTGGTTAGTTCTTTAGCTGTTCTTGGATCTCTGCTTTTTGCAACTCTGTTAAATAAGTTAGCAGAAGATCTAACATCGTTTGTTGCTTCAAACCCTCGGTATCTTAAACCAACATCAATTTGAGGTTTTACTGTTTTAAATCCAGTAAATGCTTGCACTAACTCTTCAGCCATATCTAATGGTTGACCAGACCTTGAGTAACCAGCTTCATCTCCCAAGGCTCCTGTGCTAACAAGCACAGATTTAGGAAAGTCTTTAAATCTAGGTTTTATATATAAAGGAAGACTGCTCCCCGGATCTGCAGACAAACTAACAGGATTGACACCGGGGTTTAATGTTTCTATTAAATGAGCAAAAGTGGTTCCAAATTTAAAACCAAGAGTATCTCCTTCGCTGTATAGTTTTTTTCCTGTTTCTGTTTCTCCCCTCAAAACATCTACAGTTGCTTGAGTAACAATTGATGGTGCAAAGAAAGGTTCAAACAATTGATTGACTCCCTCCCCCATTGAGAACATAGCAGCAGATAGCAAGTCCTCATCTTTAGCCATGCCTTCATTCCATCTAACAGCAACACCTCTAAAAGGTCTTGTTAAAAAGTCATATGGATTTGTATAAGTAAAATTATAAAACTCAGTTGCATTACCATTTTCATCTGATGCTATTGGTATAAGAGTAGATGCTCTATCCCAAGGAGCAGCAAAAGATCTTTGGTATGCATCAATTTGTTCTTGATCTACGCCAGTTAAAGCTCGACCTGCCGCTTGAGCAGCTGGAGCCAAAGCTCCTCCTGTAACCATGCCGCCCATTAATCTTTGCATCCCATATTCTCTGATTAATGGATTGTCACTGCTTAGTTCAGCAATGGATCTACCTAAAACATTGCCAGAAGTTCTAACTATTTCAGATGGAAATGAAACAAAGTTACCTATTGGTAATTGTCTTAAACCTTTTACAAAAGGAGAGACTCGTGAGTAGTTAGGTATATTGTCTGCAACAACGTTTGCTGCTTCTTTTTTTAATATAGAATTTTTTGCATCTTCTATAGTAAAACCTTTTTCTCCCTTTCTTACTTTTTGTAAGTTAGCTGCCCCAAGTTTAGTATCAGCAGAGCTAGGTTTTCCAAGAAAATCTAATAAATCTTTTTCATAGTTTGGAGATTGTTTAAATGTTTGTAATGCTTGGTCTAATTGTTTTTGGTTAATGCCAGCTTTAAATATTTTTTCTGTTCCAATATTATTTAATGCATTGATTCTATTTAAAAACAAAAGATTGTCAGTAACATAAATAGGAATATTTTTATCGTTGTATTTTGTAAATGCTTTAGATAATTTATCTAGTTCAACGTTGTAATTATAAAGTTTCCAAATATCATCACCAGCAACATAAAGTTTTGACATCATGCTATTTTTTACTGTGTCATCTATTTTTCTACCAACAGCTCTAGCGCCCGGTATTTTTTGAGTCATTTGAGCATAAACTTTAGATGAGTCATCAAGCAAACCTTCTATCTCTCTGAAAGCAGCACTGCTGTTAATAACATTTAATTCAAGGGCTTCTTGTAAAACTTCTCTTTGTTGTGGTTTTGTTAGTTTGCTTCCAATAGGCCCCATAACTGTTACAAAAGAATGACCAAAATCTCCAGTTCTTCCTAAATTTCCATTCATAGCAGTAAAGAAAAAACCACCAGCAGCATTTCTAACTTGAGTAATTGGAGAGAATACTGTTTTGGCTAAAGCAGAAGCACCTTTTGCACCAAGGAAAGCTTTATACATTGGAGATAAAAATCCCGGTAAACTTTCAGAAATAATTTTTTGTTGTCCTTCTAATGCTGCTTTAACCTCAGGTCTAACATAATAACCTTGCAACACACCCATGTTTTTATCAGTAATTTTTTCGTAGGCTATACCATCTCTTACAACTCTAGGATCTGTTGCATCATCAAATGTTTTTAAGAAAGGAGTTAACCCTAATTCAGTTGCTTGTTGATCAGCAAGAACCATTTTTTCAAATGATTTAGCTTTGCCTGTTAATGCCGCCATTCTGTTTGTTGTAATACTTGTGGCTAAAGCTGTATTGGCTAATATTTCTGATGCATCTTTTTTTCCAAAACCAGTTATTTCACCCAAAGCCTCTCTAACTGCTGGCATGCTATCTAGTTTTTTTCCTTTTAAAATTCCTGTTTCAAATTTTTCTAAAGCTATTGGTTTATCAAAAGTGTAAGCACCAAAATAATTACCTTTTGCCATTTCGTCAAATATGTCATTGGCTCTTACTTCAGCTTCAATAACATCTTCAACATCTACCATCTTTTTTATTTCGTCTATTGCCTTCTGTCTTACTTCAGCTGTAGGTGTCCATGCATTTTCTTCTAATGCTCTAAAAGCTCTAGCCCCATATAAAGATTCATATTGTTTAACAGTGTTTCTCATTTCTTCAGAAACAAGAACTGCGTCTCTGCCTTGTGGGTTTTTGATTCCTTTTGAAACAACTCTACCAGGGTCTGTTAAATCATATATTTCATTAGATAATCCAGTAATCATATTTCTAGTTTCATCAACATTTTTAACAAAACCATTTGTTGATAATTCTTTGGCTAAATCTTTTTGACCAGATTTATTAAGTAAATTAATAATTTGTTTTTCTGAATTAATTAAATCTTTTTTAGCAACATTTTGTATTTCAGTTGCAAGTGTTAATTTAGATGCATCTAGATTTTCTGGCAACTCATAGATTGCTCTATCCAATGGCCTTAAATAATCTTGAATAGATTTAGCAAGGGCTATTTCATCATCTTGGTTTAAGACCCCTGTTCTTTTTACTTTAGTTAGTAAAGTGTTTACGTTTTGAAAGTTTTGTTCTACGTTTAAAACTCTTGCAGCAACATTACCATTTTTTGCTGCTTGCGCCATAAATACAGCTTGATTAGGAAGACCTCCTTTTGCTGAAAGTTTGCTGGACATATAGTTAAATAATTTTCCTGAAGTTCCTTTATTTGTTTTTAATCCATTGATAGCTGTATTAGAGATATCTGATAAAACATTTGCAGACTCTTTTACTCCGGGAATTTTAGACAAAGCTCCGGCACCAGCACCTACACCACGAGCTCCATACTTTATTGCTATTGGAGTTCCAGTTACTATTAAAGCAGCCTCTGCTCCAATTTTTAATCTGTCTATTAAATTTTCTGCTGCTGATTCAGAACCATTAATTCTTTTCATCATTTCTTCATTAGACATGGGGCCTAAAAAAGTATCTGTAAGTGGCTCTATGTCATTTGTCGCAAATGCAAAATCTGTCGCGGCTGATGCGCCTATTAAGTTAACGGTGTTAAGTTTTCCAGCTTTAGATAAAACCCCTGCAGCTCCTAGGCCAGGGACTCCAAACTGTGTTGCGTATTTAAAAAAGTCTCCGACTTTTGTTGTAGTCTCTGGTTTGTATTGTTCAAAAAATTCAGTAACGTTTTGAGTGGTATCTTCATCAGACAACAAGTCGTATGCAGTAGCTCCTAACTCTGCAATACCTTGGGGTATGCTAACAAGACCAGCGCCAATACCTTTTCCTATTTCACCTAGGGTACTAACTTGTTCTTGTTTTTTTCTTTTTTCTTCTTGCTTAAGAAGATCTGCAAGAGTGGCCATTTTTATTCAAGAATTATTCTTAAAGATTCAGTAACAGGAAAATTCTTATCTCTTAGTAATGCAGAAAGACCAAGCAACATATTGTCACTTATTTCTGATCCTACTTTAAATTCATTGTTTGGATCTTGTTTTAAATCTCTAATAATTTTAAGACCTTCTTCTGTAAGAATAGGTTGTCTATCAACAATATTTAAAGTTGCTTTTAAAGTTTGAGGAACTGTAAGTATATTACCAAGTTTTGTAGATCCTTCTAAAATCATAGTGCCAAAATCATCACCTCGTAATTTTTGAAGTTGAGCTTCCAGTTGAAGTTGTGCTAATTGTTTTGCTTGTTGTGCTTTTTCTTCTTCTTTAAATCCTTTGTAGAATTGACCAGTACCTGTTGTTGGTACAATTCCCGGAGTAGACTCTGTCATTCTTATTGATCCAGCTAAGAACTTATCTCTAAAATCAGGATCATCTTGAAGTTTTTTAAACAACGCCCCTGGTGCATCTCTTAAAGTTTCAAAGAAACCTTTTTGAACATCTGGAGCTTTCACTTGTGTTACTTCTACATCTTTTTTTTGTCCTTCTGTTTCACCAGTTTCTTCACCTTCAGGCAAAGCTTTGACCGCCTCTCCAATAATTGGAGGCACAGCAGTTAAACCTACGCCTTTACCAATTGTTCCTGCTACTTTTTTTCCTTGTGCAACATCACTAAGTATTCTACCTTGATCTCTTTTAGGGCCTGTTGTTCTTTTTGATACTTTGCCTAAAGATCTAAATGCTTCATTAATAGCTTTCTGTACAGGTGCACTTGTAAGTGCTTTTCTTCCAAGACCATAAGCTCCTCTAGCAAGCAAACCCGCTGTTCCGAAACCGGGGACAATCATTGCAAGATCAAAGGGGTCAGTATAATCAAAGAAGTAATCTTCTCCTGCTCCAAAATACTTTTGTCCAGCATCGCCACCTTCTTGAAAAGAAGCTATGCCACCATTTTTCTTTTTGATAACGCCTTTGCCAATTAAAATATCTTTTTGAGTTATTTGGCCATCTCCGCTTAAATCTGGAAAGCCTCCATCTTTTAATCTTATTGGCTCTAAGCCTGACATTATTCCCGGCATTACATCACCTTGCTATAATCTACAGCGTAGTAACCGTCTTTTACTGTGACTGCATCTGGTTTAACCTCTAAAACTTCTTGAGCTAATACACCTTCAGCTGGAGTTGCATCAGCACCAATAGCTTTTCCTTTTTCATTCCAATCCCATGTATACCAACCAACACCAGGTTCTAATTCGCCAATTTTTTTAATGTTATCTTTTAACTCAGCATCAGATGGAATCATAGAAGCAAGAGCAGCAATCTGCCCTGCTGTTCCAACAGCTTGAGAAAATCCGCTAGGTTGCTGATAACTTTGTGGTTGATATGATTGACCTTGTGTGCCACCGCTAATTTGACCTGCTGGCATACCAGCAAGTAACTGTTGACCTTGTAATAGTCTTTGCATTGGTTCACCAGCCAATTGTTGAGCACCAGCAAATTGTCTTGATAGTGCTGCTTGTTGAGTAGCTTGGCCTTGCTGACCTAATTGATTTAACATCCCTATTTGTGCACCTAGTTGACCTTGAGCTTGTTGACCTAGTCCTGCTAGCCCACCGCCAATCTGTCCAAACTGTCCACCCATGCCAGCAGCTAACTGTCCAAGCCCACCAAGTTGTTGGCCGCCTTGCATAATATTAGTACCAAAACCACCTAGTGCTTGGCCTCTTTGAACTTGTTGTTGACCTAATCCAGCCATCTGACTTCCCAAGGCTGCTTGCTGTCCACCAATAGACGCTTGTTGTCCACCCAATCCTGCTTGCAATGATGCAAGTCCTTGTTGAGCACCACGTTGTTGTTCAAATGCTTGTTGTGCTTGTTGTTGAGCTCTGCCAAATCCTTGGCTTCTAATTCCAGAAACAGCTTCAGCTGCTCCACGTCCTGTTTGACGTGCTAATTCTTCTTGAGTAATTCTACCTCTAGCGCCACCAAAGGCTCCAGCTGATACAGCTCTATCCCTAAGACCTATGTCTTGTTGTGCAGACTGTCTGCTTATATCTTCTAATGTTTGCTGTACTACTGCCTGTTCATATGGATCATAAAAACCTTGCGCCATAGATGGATCGTACATCCCTGTAGTACCCATTCCTGTTTGTTCTGCTCTTTGCAATGCACCAAGGCCACCAGCAACAGTACCTGCTCCAGTGCCTATCATTCTTTCTGCTGCTTCTGAGAACCTTCCAGCGCCTCTGGCTAAATCAGAACCCTCTCTTTGAAATCCCATGCCTTCTTCAACAGCAGATCTAGCACCCGGTAAATATCCAAAAGCTTCATCTAAAGCTCTTTCTTGTCTACCGAAGAGTCGACCAGCTTCAGTTAGATAAGGTTGATATTCTCCTAGTCGGCCTGCTTGTTGTCGAGCTTGGATTTGTAAAGGAGTAAGCCCAGCAGTTTGCTCGATAGGAATATCTCTGGGTCTAGATATAAGACCTTCGTATTCACCAGGTGCGCCAAAATAAGATGATAATAATCTTCTTGAATAATCTTCTACATATGGTTGAACAAAAGAATAACCTGTTTGAGGCGCAGTAATAACTTGAGCTTCTGGACCTTGTTTTGTTTTACTGTTGAAACACATCTTTTATTTATTCCCTATAATACATACCACCTATTTGGTGAAAGCCTTTTTTGTCAAAAAGTTTCTTAGCTCTTTCTACACCTTTTAGGTTAAAAATGCCAAGAATCAAAGGCTTGTCTTGCTCTTTAGCATATTCTATTACTGCATCTATTAAAAGATGTGACGGTGGTATTTTATTTTTTAAGTTCCTGTATTCAGGCAAAACATAAAACCAACCATCTCTAACGTATTGTTCTGCTGACCACCAATAATCATCTGGTCCTGCAGCAATACTACCAATGATTGTATCACCATCTAGTACATTATACACAATACCCTCAAACAAGAAATGATTTATGTGAGAGGATGCTCTGCCCCATTCAATGGGTGGAGATCCTTCGCCTGAAAGAGAATGTTCTGCCCAAAAGTGTTCTGCTAAAAAATCAGCTATACGCTTACCATTTTCTGGTGTAGGTTCTACCTTTTCTAAGGTTAGATTCATACAAGTTGTTTAGCTATTTGTTCTCCAAACTTTTGCATCTTGTACATTTCACGAGCGCCTAATAGTCTTTGCTCGTATTCATCGTTAGGATCTGCGCCAGCCGCTATACCCATGCCTCTTACTGCTGCTGAGTTAGTTACAAACTCGCCATCGCTTAACATGGCTGGGATCTGATCACCTCTTTCTCCACCGGGGCCAGTGACAAGCTGATCTCTTTCTACGAAAGTACCATCTTTAGCATACAACTGACTGGCTATTCGCCTAGGCTGTAGATCATCTATAAAGGTAGCTTCTCTTGGAGGCGCTACTAATGGGGAGAAAGGTACGCCTTTGGCTTGTGCATAAATTTTAGATACTTCAGATGGGTAGAATCTATAAACATCTGGTGTTGTGTCTTTAGCATCAATGCTAATACTAGCGCCAGGTGTTGTATCTCTGTAACCCATTGATCTAGCGTAAGCTCCTATGCCTTCTGAAGGTGCACCATATGCTCTAGCAAGAGCAGTGGCCATATCTTCTTCTGTGGCTTCGCCTGTATCTATGCCTAAAATATTTTCTAGATAATCGTTAATATCAAAATCTCTAAAATCAAAACCAGCTATACCACCATATTGAAATCTTTGTATTTGAGGTATGCTTGCTTGAGATCCTTTTATTATTTGACCACCAACTAAAGGAGCGAAATCATTAGAGGCTCCAACCATCTCTAGCATTTCTCCAAGAATTTCCATTTTTTCTTTTGGTGTTTTTTTATTTTTTATAATTTTTGCTATCTCTTTAGGATTTCTAGTTTTTGCATCAATACCACCTTCTAGTATTTCTTCTTCAATCTCATCAAGATTAAATTCATCTAAATCTTCTTGAGCTTCATCTTGTGCATCTTTGTCAAATACATCACTGAAATCAATATCTTGACTTGTGCTTATATTAGGAGTATTAATCATCATAGATGGTATGCCACCACCGGGTACTAAAGCTTTAGGTCCGTAAACAGAATCGCCTGAAGAAAAACCTTGAACCTCTTCTTTGGTTTTTGTGTGGTAAGGTTTGCCCATAAACTCAAAAACATCATCGCCTCTTTCTCTAGCACGTTTAAACTCTATCTCAAACATTTCTCTAATGCTCATATCAGCTTGTGCTTGACGCTCATCAAACCCTTCTGGTTTAAGGATATCACGCATGTATTCTTGTGTTGGACCAAGACCTGACATAGGAGAACCAATTCCACCTCTGATTGCTTCGTAAATTTTTCTAAGGTTACTTTTATCTTGCATTTTCTTTTTGTTTTTTTAGTTCTCGTTCTTGCATTAATATTTTTAATTCATGCCAACGATAAAATCGTTTATTGACATCATCCCAGAACCAGCCTTTATAATCGTATAGTCCTTCCATGTGGTTAATTTATCATAAAGTTAAGGTGATATCACCATTTGTTTGAATACTAATAACTCCTAATTGTGCATTGGCCTGGTAGCCATGAGGGCTAACAGGAGTATGTAGTTGTAACCACGCGTTGCCAGTGTAAACCTGTAGTACACCAATAGATGTATTCCATATCACATCGCCAGCGTTAAAAGCAAGCGTGCTTATC